GAGCCACTACTTTATTTGAATCAAAAGGATATAGTTGGAAAACTGTAGTTGAGACATTTGAAGACAAGGACTTGACTGAAGAAGATGCACTAATTAATGCTAGACTTGCTAGGATCTTAACCGTTAATGATTATGACTTCGAAAACAAACAACCTATACCCTGGTCTCCCAGAACCGATTACAAAATTGACGATGGAGCAGGATCTAAAATTAAGGCTATTGTATGATAGTTTAAAAAACCCAGACACTAGAAAAGAGGATATGGTAACCGTTTTCATGGCATTACAAGAACAATGTTATGTTCTATCTAATTCATTAACTAATTTAGTACACAAATGGCCAAAACCACCAACAAAAGTATAACTAATGCCAAACGTAAGGATTTACCCAGACAACCACAAGACCTTCCTGTCGTCACAGGCTCAAGAATTCAGGGAGGCTTACAAGATACAGAACTCAAAATCATCGAGCCAGAGGAATGGTCAAAAGAATTTGATCGTTGAGGAGTTTAAGGAATTCCTTGAATCTGATGCTTTGTTATTTAGAGATAGTCCAGCTATTCATGCAGAATGCTTAAAGGAATTAGCTGATTTAGTATATGTCTGTTATCAGTATGCAGCAAACATGAGATGGGATTTAGATGAAGCTATGCATAGAGTACATGAAAGTAATATGTCTAAATTAGATGAAGATGGAAAACCAATATACCGTGAAGACGGGAAAGTACTTAAAGGACCAAACTACAAACCACCAAATTTAGCAAATCTAGTCTAATGAATAACGTAATTTCCCGCACTGGGCGGGTTCAAAGCTGGATTGATAATCCTGAAGGACGTCTACCCGTATCGTGTACTGTCTTTGTAGTAGAAGACTCTATGGAGGGTAAAGATGGAATCGAAGCCAGCTGGAGATATGTCTCCCATGGATTACGCTTTGGAGCAGGAGTTGCAGTCCATTTATCTAAGCTCAGACCCAATGGAAGTGAAAACGGCAAAGGTCTTACTGCTTCTGGACCAGTATCATTCGCAAAAATCTACTCACAATTAAATGAAACACTTAGAAGAGGCGGTACCTACAAAAATGGCGCCGTTGTTTGTCATCTTGACATTAACCACCCCGATATTCTTGAGTTCGTGCTCGCTGATCGGACTACCCTTGCCTGGGTTAAAAGATGCGTCAACCTTGATGAAAAAAGGTGGCGCACTGCAAACACCGAAGTTAGAAACGCCATCCTTACCGGGATTAAGTCCGGGGACATCTGGCTCAACAAAATAAAATACGATAAAAATGGGAACCGTATCTATGGAAACGTCTGTCTTGAGGTATATTTGCCAACACGAGGAACGTGCTTGCTCCAGCATGTCAATCTCGGTGCCTGTACAATCTCCGACATACCAGCGGCTTTCTTTAAGGGTATGTCCGAGTTGTGCAATCTCCATGGCCGAACAGGTGTTGGAGGGACTGGAGAGTACTTACCCCCGGACCAGGACAGGCAAGTCGGGCTCGGAATGCTCGGACTATCCAACCTCTTACGAAGATATAACGTAAGTTATAAAGAGTTTGGAGCTGCTTTACAAGTAATAAATTTAGGTCTATCTACACCAGGATCTAAATCAATAGAAATAGCACAAGCTTTAAAAGATGGAATTGATTTGGCATCTGAAGTTGCCACCAATAATAATATGGTCAGAGCCTTTGCTATTGCTCCTACAGCTAGTTGTTCTTATAAGTCACAAGATTTAGATGGATATACTTGCACACCGGAAATAGCACCACCTATTGCTAAGACTGTTGATAGAGACTCCGGTACATTTGGAGTACAGACTTATGAATATGGTGATGTAGAAATCGCCAGTGAAGTTGGTTGGAACGCATACCGTACGGTTGCTGACGAACTAATGATAATGTTAAATAATACAGGACTTCTTCATGGCTACAGCTTCAACTCTTGGAGTGACGTTGTAGAATACGACAATTTGTTCGTTGAAGAGTGGTTGGCAAGCCCACAAACCTCCTTATACTATAGCCTTCAAGTAATGGGAGACGTTCAGGACAAGAGCGATGCGTATGCAGCATTAAAAGACACCGACGTTGATGAATACTTGGAGGGGATTTTAAACGAACCCCTTACATGTGATTGTCAAGAATGATGAGAAAAACACCATATCAAAAACTAATTGAAAGGCGCCGTACTTGGACGCCTGTACAAACAACACCCGGAGAATTAAAACATGGAGCCGAAGAAACCATCTACCGTGCTCTCGCAATACGTCATATGGAGTTACCAGTTGGTGACTTCATTAAGGAAGGTCTTGAAAAGGACGTTCCCGATCACGCTAGAACACTATTAGAACTTAATGTAAAAGATGAGGAGAAGCATGATCTTGCGCTTGGTTACATTGCTAAAGCAATTGGTACAGATCCAAAAGCAGAAGCCGAAGCCTTCCGTTTACGCGATGCGTGGGAAGCACATCCCGACCACACAATTACTAAAGCGTTGGTAGCAGAACGTGCAATATTTTTCGTACTTCTTCCCTTCTTTCGTTATAACGGCGATGCTGGTCTTAGGACTGT